ATGATGGAGAATCTGTTTTTTCAGTTCGGTCAAATGGTAGGCGAAGTTTTTCAAAGACTTGCGCAATTGAACGTGCAGCCCATATTTGAGTATCTACTCCTGTTTCTTTTTTTACTTTTTGTAAGCACTCTTTTTCTTGTAATGATAGTTTGTTTTTTAATTCAGTCGCTGCTTCTAAATCTACACGCACGCCTAAAAAACGCATATCAACGAGGCAAGGAAATAGTTCACGCTCTAATTCAAAGATAGATTGTATATCTTGGTGCTGTATTTCTTTTTTCATTTCTTGCCATAACTGTAGAGTCAACACTGCGTCCTGCTCTGCATACTCACCAACATACATAGCTGGTAATTTATACATCTCTGACTTGGCATCGACACCCCAAACGTCAGCAGTTTCCTTCAATACAGCCTCATTTTTGCCCTTTCCGACGTAATCCCGACCCATAGAGCCCAAATCGTATCGAAAGCGGTTCTCGTCCACGAGAGAGCCAGCAATCATGGTATCTACGATATCGCCTTGTATTTTAAGCCCTGCAGCCCTAATAAAGCATACATCGTACATAGCATTATGAAATATCTTTGTAGCTGGTGTATTTAGTATATTTTGAAACCAACCCATTACTTTTTTCTTATCCATATTACCACCACCTTCGTGTGCAATAGGATAATATCCAGACCAATTTTTTACAGCCACAGCTATACCTACAATCTCACCTCTGTTTGTTACAGAACCAGAGCCCATAGTTTTTAAATTTGGATCTTTTGTTTCTAGGTCAATTGAAATTTCATCGTGATCAGATAAATCAGGAAAGTCTTGTGGTGGTATCCACTCTGTTTGTGGAGAGAATAAAGGTTTCTGTATCATTTGTAATCCCTTTCAATAATCATTTCTATAAAGTGTATTGCTTTCAATAAATCTTGTTTCTTTCCTTTGTCTCTATGTCTTATAATATATTTTATAGCACAGCCTTCTGGATATAACAACTCATTCTCAACCACAAACTTACTGGGTTGAATTTTATATTTTTGATAATGACTCCCGCCATGCTGCTTGTCCCATACTTTACTCATAGTCCTCCATTGGAAAAGATTTGTCATAATCTTTTGGTCTGATGATGTGTAAATTTTCTTTGGTCCTTGTTGCACCAACATAGAATAATCTTGTTTCATCATCTGGTTGTTTTAAATATGATCTATTGGTGTTCGTAGTTAGATCCGTTAATAATACTACGTTGTCTTCTTCACCACCTTTTACACTGTGTATTGTAGAGAGTTTTATTCTTGGTTTGCTGTTTAAGTTTTCACCATTTCTACGCATACTACGTATGTAACTTTTTCTTCTAAAGTCTAAATTGTCAAACGCTTCATACCATACTGCATCTGTTTTAATTCCTGTGTCTGCTAAATTATAAAAACTTTCTTTGGCCATACCTTTTAAAAAATTTTTATCTGCATGCGCAGGTGACATATAACTATATATTCTTTCTATCTGTTTGTAGTTTAATGGTTGTCCTTTTCTTGCAGACTCCCACTCTAATGCAGCTTCTGCTGCTTCTTTCTCTGGCATCTTTTTAAATCTGTTTTCAAAATACCAGCCACGTTCACGCATTTCATCTTCTATATCTTCTAACATGTGACGTGTTCTTGTTAGCACCAACCAATTACCTGATGACATATTTATATCTTTTATATCATCATGAAATTTTAGAGATCCCTCGTGATCTCTTGGTGCCCATTCTTTGTATCTTCTATTTGATACTCGTTTAATTATACCAAGTGCAAAGTCATGCACTGCTCTTGGTATTCTTCTTGACTGTGTAAGATTCAATAGTTTACCTTTTTGTGTAATAAAAGAATCTACGTCCGCTCCTGCCCATCTAAATATTGCTTGGTCATCATCACCTGCAATAAAAGAATCTTGTGTCTTATTCCAAATAGTTTTTGCCATGTTCCATTGCATCAAAGATAGATCTTGTGCTTCATCAATGAAGACCACATCAAACTTTGGTGATGCATCTGAATTTATAAATTTTAAAATCATATCGTTGTAATCAATCAGGTCATATTCTTTTTTATATCTAGCTAATTCATTTTTTAAATGTACTAAAGTATCATAATCAACTTCTGTATTGTGCTCACCTAATTTTAATTGATGTTCAAGACTAATGTTTCGTAGCTGTGCTAAATGTATTAGTCGTAGATAATCAGACTTTGTTGTAAACAAACCTGTCTCTTCTTGATCGTGTTCGTTATAATCTATGAACAAATTTAATTTTCTACCAAGATCTTCGTAATGTCTTTTCTGCATTACCTGGTCTTTGTTTATGCCAAGCTTTCTAAATGCTAATGAGTGTAGAGTTCTAAAGTATGGTAAGTCGTCTTCTGTATAATTAAACTTATCCATAGCTCTTGCCTTTGCTTCATTAGCTGCTTTCTTCGTAAATGCAAAATAACCTATCTTATCTGGGTCAACGTTCTTTAAATAATCTTGCACTTTGTTTAACAAAGTATGAGTTTTACCTGTGCCTGGTGGTCCTAATACTATTGTTTTCATAATTTTTTAATACCTAACGCTATTTTTTCATCATAAGATACACCGTTTCTTTCTCTTTTAACTCCTGTATTATTCTCTGAATAGGTTGACCATTTTAAATTACCAATTCTATAATCTAATCGGTCACCATTTATGTGATCAACAACTAATTTTTTTTCAATATTATCATTTATAATAAAAGCTTCTGCTGCAATTCTATGTAATCTAAATTCTAAATTAATAATTGGGTTATAATTTGTCAAAGTTATTGAGGTTCTTATGTATGTTCTATGTAAACTTGTTCCTAATAGAGCTCCAGTTTCCATATTTTTTATGTAAGGAAAGTTATCACCTAAATCTGGTCTAAATCTATTAATGCCTCCAGTTTTAAATATATAAAATTTACCTTTAGGTAAACGTTCATATGGGTGTTTTCTTTTTTCATTAAATAAATTAACATCAACGTCAGTGATATCTACATAATCTACATTTCTTATTTTAGTTTTGGTATCATCAAATTCTGGGAATAAAAATTGTTGTTCTCTTATCATTAATATGGATCTTCCTCTTTTAATTTCTTTTGTGTAAATTGATCTTCTGGTTTTTCAAATATATCTACTTTCATTATTGATGGTTTCTTTTTACCAATAACCATACGGCCTTCTTCACATCCACAATGTTCTTTCAACATCTGTTGAGTTACTTGATAGTCTTCTTTCCATTTCTTTTTTGTAAGGTGTCCGTGAAAAAATCTATGAAAGGTAAACACGTGTTTACTGTTTTCTGTGTACACAGCTCCGTTCAGTATATCTTTTTTACTAACACTACCAATAGATCTTTGTAAACAATAGTCCTCTAAATGATTTGATAGCTGATCAATTCTTGATGATCCAACAGGTGCTTCAACTTCTTCTACCCCTTGTAATAACATGTCAGTATATTTTTCAAATTCTTTGACTGTGATTCTTGGTGGTTTTTTATTTATCTGTTTTGCAACAGTTCTTCTAAATAATCTTTGCTCCATTAGGTAATCTATATTATCTAACTTAACTCTCTCACCATCTACGTTAACCCAATAATATGGTTCATCTAATAATATTTTTTGTAAATCTGTTAGCGATGGAAATACAGCTTCACCACCTATACCAAACTTTCTAGTTCTACATAAATTTTTATCACAATGATTACACATAGGATCTTCATTACATTTAAATCCTAAATCTTTACCATCATTAAATTTTATTTTACCTTGTACTATCTTATCATCTAGTGGTCCTTCCGGATGTTTCTCAAAATATTTATAGTTGAATGCATTTATTTTTGATTGCCAATTCTCTGGCCATTTACGCTTTGCATATTGTATGTATTGATAAAGTATTCTATCTCTACCATCTTTAATATCTGTTTGTGTTAATGATTCTAAACAAGGTGGACCATCACTAAATTCAGACTCTGGTCTTTTTACAATTAATTTTTCTAATTGATCTGGTGTAATTTTATATAAATCGTGAAGTAAATAAAAGGCATCTAGATTAACAGCTTCACCTTGATCGTTAAAGCAATATCTTGTTGTGTCATTACCATTAAAGTATGGTAAATTTAAAAAATTTCCTGTATCATCTTGCGATTTTAATTCTACTTGTTTTGGAAAAACTTCTGATCCACCGTATCCCAACACTGCACTAATAGATAATAATTTATCTCGCATAAGTTTTGCTTCAACAAATACAGCTGTAAATAAAAATACGTGTGCACCACCAGATTTAGATCTAAATACTAACAGTGGTAAGTTTAAACTTTTTATTTTTTCAATTAATTTTTTATGATCAAACCCTGCGTAAGAGTCTATATCGATACAACCCCATCTACATGTGTTCTCATCTGTTATTGGAATGATACCAAGACTTGGCTCTGTGCCTTGCAAATGTCTAGACCACATATCATCTGTTACATGTTCTCTAGTTACAAATGATTTACCTTTTATCTTTTGTCCGTCTGCACCTTTTTTGTCTACATAAGTGACACCATGCGCACGGTCTAATCCTGCAAATATATTTTTAAATCTTTCTACCGACATAATTTAAAAGTGGGCGACTCCACTCTCGCTTTATCGCCCACTACCTAGGATTCTAGTAAGGAGAACTATTGCTCTCTTCAGTTCCGTGTTTAGCCTGGACTTGACCTTTGCTAACACTATCAGCAAAAGCTTTCGCCATCTCGTAAACAGCTTTGTCAGTTACGGGACCAACCTTTGCAACATCCCATCCAAACCATGTTCCTTTGTCATTCGACATTTGAACGGTCTTTAGATTATAAATGTGGCTATAAGTTGGTGGTGTAAATAAACCATTTTTACCCTGCAATTTCAAACCCATCATCATTGAGTTCCACTTTCTACTCACTTTTAATTGAGTAGCTTTCATAGAAATCAAAGCTGTTGCTGGGTTATCACCAAGACAAAGTACAAAATGACTAGCGGTGTTATCAAGATAATTACCATTTGGTAATCTATCCTTATAATCTTTACCTCTAGTTGTTTGGCTCAAGATGTCACTATCTGCCTCGTGCATCGCAACAGGTGCACCAGTGCTGGTACCTCTGTCTGCCCATTCAATGTACTGTCTTTTATAATGACAAGGTATGACATTTATTTCATCATACAATTCATTAGTGACTGTATTGATTATCTTGCCGGGCTCTGCGCCTTCGACATGCTTACCATCTCTTTTGTTTACCTCTGGAGATAGTTGACCCAAAATTTTTAAGAAAGGTAACGCAAGATCTTCTTGCGATATATTTTGAGCTCCTTGGTTTGCATCAGCTTCAAATAGATTTGCTGCTAATGCTCCTTCTTTTTTTTCTGCTACTTGGTTCATGTTATTTGTTCCTTTTTATTGTTGTCTTATTCTCCGAGAATACCCCGAAGATTTCCGTTGGCATTTCTTTACCTGCCTCAATACGCTCACGGACTAACGCTTTCAAGGTCATAGGCTCTACCTTCAACTTTTGTGTCGGATCGAGCCCTTGACCTTTCGCAAGTTCAGCATAGTGTGCTGCCTTGTTATCTTCGCCACGACCAAAAGACACCGAGATCTCGTTCTTAATGATATCTCCTAGTCCATTGTCACGAAGCCAGTTAAACGCCGCTTCTTTATTCGCCTCTGTGATGTGCGCTTTGTACGACGTAGCAACTTTAAGATGTGAACCATCTTGAAGTTTTAATTCTGATAAACCCATCTCACTCATCATGGTAGGTATAACCTCACCTGATAAACGATCTTGTTCTTTTTTTAAATCTTTTAAATTGTCCTCACTAATACTTATTCTTTTTTGCACACCTTCTAAAAGTTGTACTTGATCTGCTAGTGATTGAATATTCGTTGTCTTATTTATTATATCCTCTTGATCTTTTTCAAAATCAATTGATCCACTTCCTGTGAATGTCTTAATTACTGTTGTCATCTATTTCTCCTTTCTCGTATAAATTAATAGATATAGGATAATATTTTCTTTCTTGTTTATCCCATTTTAACAAATTGTATTTACCATTTGTAGTATCAGAAACTAAAGAACACGCAACACCTATCAACGCAGGATCACCTGTTAATAATAAATAATCATTCTCTGTAAAATCTTTTAGTCCTTGTCTTAACTTACGAACTAAAGGACCAGGAGAAAAAATCATTTGAGAAAACTCTGGTAATAAAAATTTTAGATCACCGTATTCAGTAGCACCTACAATATTTATTTTAGGACTGCCTGCTTGGCTACCTGCAATTTCTTGAATTACGTATACTTTATTTTCTTTCATGCTTGACAATATAGTTCTTTAATATTATATGTCAACCCAGAAAGAAGAAACTATGAAATATAAATTTAAATTAAAACCGTACAAGCATCAAATGACTGCTTTAGAAAAGTCGTGGAACAGAGAAAACTTTGCCTACTTTATGGAGATGGGTACAGGTAAAACAAAAGTGTTAATCGACAACATGGCTATGTTGTATGATAAAGGTAAAATTGATGGTGCCTTAATTGTTGCACCAAAAGGTGTTGTTAAAACATGGCACGAACAAGAACTACCTACACATTTACCAGCACATATAGAAAATGTGACCGTATTGTGGCAATCTAATATTACTAAAGGACAACGAGAAAAATTAGATTCGTTGTTAAAGAGTGACGTATCTCTTCACATTATGATTATGAATGTAGAAGCTTTATCTACGCCAAAAGGTAGAGACTTTGCTACAAAATTTGTTAGTTGTCATAACACATTAATGGCTATTGATGAATCTACTACGATCAAAACACCTACAGCTAAAAGAACTAGAAATATTATATCTGTTGGTAAGAACGCAAAATATAGAAGGGTCATGACTGGATCTCCAGTTACAAAAAATCCACTTGATTTATACAGTCAATGTGAGTTCCTTGATCCGTGGTTATTGGACTTTAGTTCTTACTACGCATTTCGTAATAGATACGCAGAAATGAAAACATTACACTTGTCTGGTCGATCAATACAAGTGGTACATAAATTTAGAAACCTGGGTGAGCTATCTGATAGACTTAAAAATTTTTCTTACAGAGTATTAAAAGAAGATTGTTTAGATTTACCAGAAAAAATATTTATTAAACGTCATGTTAAACTTACAGCAGAACAACGTAAGTTATATGAAGAGATGAAGAAAAAAGCTATTGCACATATGAATGGTAAAGCTTCATCAACCATGACCGTGCTTACTCAATTAATGAGACTACATCAAATTACTTGTGGACATTTCACAGCTGATGATGGCACATCACAAGCTGTTCCTAGTAATAGAATGAATGAGTTAATAGATATATTGGAAGAAGTAGAAGGCAAAGCAATTATCTGGGCCAACTATCAATTAAATGTTAGTGAGATTATTGAAACTCTTAAAAAGAAATTTGGTGAACAATCTTACGTACACTACTATGGATTGACACCACAAGAGGCTAGACAATCAAGTATTACACGTTTTCAAACTGATCCCGAGTGTAGATTCTTAATTGGTACACCACAAACAGGTGGTTATGGTATTACACTTACACAAGCAAATACTGTTATTTATTATTCTAATGGATATGATTTAGAAAAAAGACTACAGTCAGAAGACAGAGCACACAGAATAGGTCAAACGAAGTCGGTAACATATGTAGATCTTATTGCAGAAGATACAGTAGATGAAAACATAGTGAAAGCATTACGTAAAAAAATAAATATCGCATCTGAAGTTATGGGTGAAGAGTTAAGAGATTGGATCTAAACTAGATCTTTCGCCTTTCCAATCACAGGTTTGTATTTAGTTTTTCCCTCTGATTTATACGCGTGCAAAAATTGTTTTCTTGGTTGGTCAGTGGTATAGCTACAATGTATCCATCCACTGTTTGGCTCACCTGGTGTATAGAATTCAAGTATGAGCTGGTCATAGTCCAGGTTCTGGTTGATCCAGTCAGCTAGTTCTGCATTGTCTGTACCCATACATTCAAAATCGGCCGCCTCGGCTTTAGCATGTTGGCTGTTAACTGAGCTGCCTATCTTTAGACATAGCTGTTCGCTACGAAAACCGCTAGTCACCTTGACCCTGCCGAAGTGATCACGTACCGGCTGTAAAATATTTTCACAAAGATCTTTTAGTTTTTCTATTTGACCTGAGTTTGGATTGTTATTGATATCCAACCTAATTGCAGTGTCAGATTTAATTAATTCTTGAAGGGTAAAATTACGACTTAAATTCATTGTATCATGTTCATGATTAAGGCAAGTATTATAGCTCCACCCCCACCCATAATCATCTTCTCCATTCTTGTCACACGTTCTTTAATTTCTTTTATTTGTTCAAAGGTTTGCTTTTGCATTATTCTGCAAAGCTTTTCGTGGTCTTCAATTTTTTGTAATGCAGACTTTTTCATTATGTTCTACTCGCAATAATTTTCTCTTCAGGTGATAGTAAAGCTTCTTGTGTACGTGTCAAGTTAGTAATTGGGTTAACATTTGCCGCGGCAGTCTTAACGTTTGGCATAGGTGTACCCGGTAGTGGTGGTGTTTTTATCTCTTGTATCTGTGCTGTTTGCACTGTCTCACCTCGTGGTGTAGTTCTTTCACTAAACAAATCCATAACACCATCTATAATACCTCTTTTAACTGGTGCTTCTGGATCTAAAGATTTATTTCTATACTCTCTTTCAATTTTTAAAAATTCTCTTCTTGGAAAAAAGTATGATCCATTAACATCTCCTTCACCTTGTTCTTTACCAATTTTTTGTGCATCTTTAACTCTTTTCATCATACGTTCTTTGTATCCAGAGTAAGGAATATTTCTACCTTTTAAAATTGCCATTGCATTTTTTATAGACAAACCTCTTTTTCTTAATTGTAAAAACAATTGTCTTTTTGGTACTCCAACTTCTAATGCATCTTTAACAACTTGATGAAACTGTTTATTAATTCTTAAATTTTCTTCCTGTATATCTCTAAATTCTCTTGCTAAAACTTCTGGTCCTCTTGTTTTAAAATCTTGTAAACTAAATAATTTTTCTGTTGATGTAACTAATCTTTTATTTTTATTATACTCTGTAATTTTGTATTGCATAGTTCTTGGTACATCTACATTAATAATTCTAATACCAGAAAACAAAGCTAACATTTCATCTCTTAAATCTCTTGGCACTCCACCTCTACTAACATCACCTCTAATTGCTTCTGATATTTTTCTAC